CGCTTTGCTCGATAAATACCGGTGTTCGTCGGCCCATTCCCACACCGTAAGGTCGCGGTCAGGCTTTAATCCCTCATAAAACGCGGCTTCGTAGGCGTCCATCAGGCTGCAATTTGGTCGTTACTCTGGGCCAACGCTTCCAGCACCGTGCGGATTTCGTCCATCAGGCGCTTGTGTATCTGCGCCGCCTCGGTTTCGTGTGCCAGCTCGTGGGCAATCCGGTCGGGCAGGTTCAGCAGGCCGTCGCGCACAGTGCGGGCAACCTTAAAAGCCGAGGCCTTGATCTTCTCGACCTCCATCAGCTTGCCTTCTGCCTTCTCGAAATCAATTCGCGCCAGCTCGGCCAAGTATTTTTCCTTTTTGGCCTTCGATTCGTTCAGGCCTGGCACGCCCAGCTCGCCAGCGTCTGAGGTGTCGGTGTTGGTCAACAGCTTGACGACGGGCGGCGGGTCGCTTTTCCGTACTTTGGAGCCGCGATTGCCGACGTGGCTGCGCATGTTCTGGTTGGTGTTGCGCAGCCAGTCCTGTTCGGCCTGCGGCCACGCCAGCAGGGGGCGATCACTTGTCTCGGTTCGGCCGGCAATGCTCACCCTGCCCGCTGCAATAGCTTTGCGAATGGCGGTGTCAGACACGCCAAGCCGCCGGGCGGCTTCTCGAATTGGGATTAGTTCGCTCTCCATGGGTGCAAAGTATAACTTCGCAAACCGAGGTTCGCAAACCTGCAAAAAACTTGCGGTTTTGTTCTATATAACTGGAAATCATATACGGGGCGGCTCTTATGCCCTTTAAACCCATCTCAAAATCTATCGCAGGCCACGGTTTGGGGTGCTGCTTAACCCCCGAGGCTCCCCCTCCTAGGAGTACCTTGACACGTACCCCCACCCCACCAATACCACTAGAACGCATCAGATCGCCCCGCAGCGCGTTTTATTGGTGTGGTTGGTGGGTGGATATGTCCAATGTGTTTAAATCGCTTGTAGCGCGTCTAGATCGATCGAGCCGCATGCGCCAGCTTTTGGGTGTGTTCCACATCCATGTGCCAGCTTGTGGGTGTGTTGACTTTGTTGCACGTACGCGCGGGAATAAAAGTATTTCGCGCATATATTTTATATTATGAAATAAATATATAAAAACACTTCTGTCTTACGCACACGTACAACAAAGTCAACACTGGAGGCCAACAAAAAGCCCAGACTGAGCTGGGCTTGTTGACTTTGTTGTATAGGTTAGTCCTCGCTCGCGTATTCACTCCTTAGCTCACGCATGGCCTCGACCGCATCGCGTCGCCGGTCGATCTCGCGTTGTGCTGCAGCGCTAAACTTGGTATGCGCCTGCTGGTTCACATGCCAAGCCCGCGGTTTGCCATCCGTATCGATGGCCATCATGTCAGGTTGCAACCAGTCCATGGTGCACATGGCGTCAATGACCTGCCGCAGCTCCCACCACTCCATGCGTCGGCTGGCCTTCCACGACACGGTGATGTCGCGCTTGGTGATGCGCGTGTAGCCCTTGGCCAAGATCAGGCGCCCCAGCTGGCGGATGTGCTCTTGCTTATCGTTTGCGTCCACCACCTCAGTGTAGAAATGAATCGCGTGGTGCAGAAGCACGCCACACAATAGGCGCTCCACCTTGTTGGCCACGTCCGCGGTGACATCGCGGCTGGTTGGGTACACGTTCATGCCAGCGCATTCGATCACATGGTAAAGCAGCAGCAGGCGGGCATATAAACCGTCCCATTTGCCCAGCCATGCCTGCAGGTGTGGGTGATCTAATGCGTCGATCAAGCGCTTGGCGTATTTGGCCACACGTTCACGCGACTGGTGTGCAGATTCGGTCAAACGCACCACGGTGTCCGCTGGCCCAAGGGCTTCGAGCTTGTCGAATAGCCGCCCGAATTCGTCCATAGCCCCAAGGTCTGGAGCTCGGTCATCGTCCAACACCGCGGGGCGAGCCACGATCACCATAAAGCGCTGCAGCAGGCCGTCGTTGCCCATGCCGCTGGCCACGCGTCTGATCATGTCGGGCTGCACGCCGCCGATGATGCAGGTTGACCAGTTGGGAACGATCACCGTGCCGCGGGTAATGCGGTCGATGGAGCGGCGCCCGCCGTTGTAGGCCTCCAGCCAGTGCGCCCTGTCCATGCTCGCGCCCTTGTTGGCGCCCTTGTAGGCGTCCATGCTGGCAAACCAGCCGGTCAGCTCATCCTTGAGCGTAAGCACGCCGCGGGGATTGTCCTTCAGCACTTCGGTCAGTGCCTCGACCGTGATGTCCTCAACCAGCAGGCGCTTGGTGGCGGGCTTTTCGGGCTCCAGTGATGCCGCGTTTTTGTCGGCCTTCTTGGCGTCCTTCCATGCGTCGTGCTGCCATTTGTAATCCGAGAACGTCGCGGCGTTTTCCTCGGCCATGCGGTGGTCGAGCCGCTTGACGTGGCGCACAGCCTTGCTGATGGCCGGTGATTTTTTGGTCGATGGGTCGCCAACGAAAGCCACCCATAAACGCGCCGATTCCGTCCATGTGGGGTCGTGCCGCTTGGGTTGCAGCTTGATGCCATCGGTAATGCAGGCAGCCGCGGCCACCAATGCACCCATGCCGATGATTGCGGGGTCGCAGCCAGTCAGACCCGACTGGTCGCGCACATACGCCACCAGCGAATCGGGCAGCACGTCGTAGGGCAACGCTGGCGGCTGCTGCACGCCAAAAATATCAATCGGCTGGCCCCATGCATCCGCGGGGCCGTTGTCGTTCGACGGTGTCGGCGCATCGGGCAATATTGCGCCAGTCTCAGGGTCAACGCTACGCGCTGGGGCTTGCGCCACCAGCACGGGTTTGGGAGGCCGCCAGCCGGCATCCATAGCCATCTTAAACAGCGTGGCCACAGTCACGCCGTCGCCCTTAAAGCTGCGCCAGTGCCCCTCTAAGTCGCGCGAGCCGCTGTACTTGGTGCCACGGCTGCTCCAATAGTCCCACACGCTCAGGCCGGCGTCGCCCAGCTCGTTGTTGATTGCCATGCCGACGCGCATCCAGTCGTCATATCCGCAGTCGGGGTTGATCATGGCCAGCGCTGATTCAATCTTAGCGGCCGTGTTTTCGCCTTGTGCGCCCGCAGGCCGAGCAGGAGCTGGTGTGGCCTGTTGCGCGCCTTTAACCGTGCGGCGCAGCTTCTCCAGCACCTCAGCGTTGATGGCGCTCACCTCCGACGGCGTGCCCGCCATGGGCTGGCCGGTGACCGTAAAAAACTGGCGGCCGCAAAACACCTCGATGCCCAGCTCGTTTGACTTAAATGTCTGGGTCTCGCCCTTAACGATGATGTGTGCCCCGTTACCGCTTGGGCTTAGCTCGGTGTAACTGCCGCATGCCGAAATGATGGAGCGTGCGCGGTTCTCGCGCTCGGCGTCGTCGGTGTTGAAACACCCGTCGAGGTCGATGCCGATGAGCCCATCGCCTGGCAGAAACGCAAAGCCCACGCCGTCGAAGTCGCGCAGCGCTGCAGCCTCCATGGCAGTGTCGTAGTCCACCAGATTGGCGCGATCGGATTCGTCGCCCTGCCCACCCTTGCGCGTTTCGCCGGTGGTGGCGTAGTAGGGAATCTTGCTGGGTTTTTTAGCGCCGTCCTTAGTCACAAACTTCCAGCACAGCCACTGGGGGCGGGCCATCAGGTCGGCTGGCAATAGGTCTTGCTGCGGTAGTGGTAGAGCGCTCATACAGCCCCCTTAATTGAGGCGTCGATGCGCGCAGTTGTGTGATTCATATTTCCCTCAGAGAATTCAGACGCAAAAAAATAGGGCGCAGCCGCGTCTGAGGTTTGGCCGCTCGTCACCGCAGGAGCTACCCGCGATCAAGCCCGAACAAATCATACCCGATTCTGCCCAGCCCCAAACTCCCGCATAAGCATCCGCAGCTTCGCTTCAGGAATAATTCGGGTCGGCGCCTTCAGGTGCCAAATTCTCACCGTGTTCGGCTTACAAAATAGCACGCGGCTAATGGTGCGCACCTTGTCGGCGTTGCTGCCAGGCAGTGCGTCATACAGCGCGTCGAACGCCTGTTTTCTTTCCGCTGGTGTCAATTTATTGCCCCTCATCGCGTGGGTCGGCCCCAAAGCCGCGCGATGGCAGGTTTTTGTAGTCCAGCGCGCCAGGCCGTACTGGGGTGTGCTGGGGCTCCGGTACATACGTGCCGCGCTCCCATAAGCTCATGGTGCGTGACGTGGCCGTGGTGGGGATGATCGCCGCCTTGGTGGGGCGGGCTTCGGGTTTAAATAATTCAGGTTGCATGGTTTTTAGGTTGGTTGGTTGTTTTCGGCCTCGCTGATAGCGCTGCGAAGCATGGAGTGCGCGGCCATGAGCTGGGCCGTCGCCGCCAGCACCTGCTCAGGCGTGGCAGCCGCAATATCGGCCACGATAGCATCCGCGATCTGGCGGAGGTCGTCGGTGTTCAGCATGTGGCCACCCCATAGGCGACGGCCAGCTTGGCGCGGTTGACGGCAAAGCGTGCCGCATCGTCGGCCAGCTTACCCAGCGCGGCGGCACGGGCTGCATCGTAGTGTGGGCTGGTCTCAAACAACACCACGCGGCCCATCTCGAAATAGTCGGTCGAGGCGTCCGTGTCGTTGAAGTATTCCTCCGGCAGCATGCGGCCGAGGTCGCGGTTGTAGTCCTTGGCGTAAATGGTCACGCACTTGCGGCCGTCCATGCGGTTGTCGAGGCTGTAAGACACGCGGGCCTTGAGTGTGCCGTTGGTGACGTTGAATTTGTTGAATTTGATCATTTAAGCCACCACCACTTCCACGACGGCTGTGCTGCCGATCAGCGATTCAAAGGTGAAGGTCTCAATGTTGTTGACCACAGCGGCGTGGGTCATATAGCAGGCCACACCAACAGCAAGGCTGCCGACCAGCTTGGCTGCTGCCTTGGCAGTTTCGGCGGTAATCACAGTCGTCCAGCCGATCTGTGCGTGTGTGATTTTGACTTGGTAAGTGTTCATTTTCAGCTCCTTGGTTTAGTTACATGGCGTCGCTGCCATGTGTTGAACTATAAACCAAGTATTTACATCGTAAACACAATTAAAACTATTGGGTTTGGCCGGCCAATAGCCTTAGCCTAATATGGCTGTGGCTTGCAGATTTTGCGCAGCATTTCGACTTCCGTGTCGCTGTAGCTGGCAGTGTTGAACAGAGCCGTCCACGCCTTCGAATTCTCGCGAAACGGCGTCGGCAGCCAGCCCACGCCAAGGTTAAAGCGCAGCCGGTAGGTCTTATCGGGGAATACGTACAGCCCGCAGCGCATGCCACAACGCTCGGCGTGCACCATGCCGATCAGGTCACCATTCACCACGCTGCACCCTCGCAATCAGGCCCAGCATTTCAGCCGGTGAGCGGATGAGCGCATAAATGCCCCCACGCCGCTGGAACGCGTCCTGCCACAGTCGCTGGTTGGGCCGCTGCTTGCCCGTGTCGGTTTTGATCTCAGCCGCCACGGCCACGCCGACGGTCTTGCCGACCATATCTTCGGTGATCTGCACGGCTACCACGGCCAGCAGGTCGGACATGCCAGGCACGCCGACTTTGACCACACGGCGCGGGTCATCAAACGCACGGAGCACCCCCGACTGTTGGCGCCAGACCAGCACCGAGCTGTCCGAGCCAGCCGCCAGCAGGCAAGCGTTCTGAATGTTTGTTTCCGCGTTTCGCACAAGCAGATTCTACGACCGCTTCAGTGGTCGTGAACCTGTGCAAATTGAAACACTGGTAGCGTCGTCGTTTGCCAGCTGGGCTGGCACGTGTCTCCAGCACCTCGGTCGGTGCGTTACACAGCGGGCACTTCATTCGATCACCGCCGCGTAAATATAGGCCACGGTCGCCAAGCAACCGGCAAAAAAGCCAAGGGCAAGCAACACCCATTGGGATGCAGTCATGAAATTCTCCGATTAAGTATTTTTGTGTTTTAACGCCGCCTCAATACCCCGCGCGAAAGCCGCGTAGATATTGCCAGCGGTTTGTTTGCGTACATCTTCCAAGATGTCGCTCACCTCGCGCGTCGTCAGGCTTTCCCAATGGCGCTTCGGTGCGGTGCTCGGCTTGGAGTCCGTGTACAGCGTTTTGCAGATGGCGCACTGCCACTCATCCGTGCGGTTCGCGCTAATGTCAGTCCATACGTGGGCGCAGCTCATGACCGCCCCCTCACGTTGTGCACCGTTTCAACCGCGCGGCCGTAGCTGATGAATTTTTCGTCGCCGTCCGGCAGCGAGTGCCAGATGGCCGACAGCTGGGCATCGCTCATGGGCGAAGTGTTGTAGGGCGACAGCGTGGCCTTGGCCCAGCGCTCCAGCCGTGTGGGGTCAACGGCCGGATGCTGCAGAGCGGCCACCAGAATCTGAATCGCCTGCGGGTACACATCGCTGCCCCGCATGTGCGTCTCAATCACCTCGATTGAGTACTTGATCGCCTCATCCTTGATATTCACCGCGCCCCCTGATTCAGCAGCGCGCGCTGGTGGGTGAGCGCCTCTAAGTCCTCATCGCTCAAAACAAAGCGCTCGGCGGTCAAGCTGGGCGTGAGCGCCACCTTCAGGTTTCGGATGGCGTCGTCCACGAAGCCCTCGTCGCATGGCGGCATGGGATTGAACTCGCGCACCAGCTCCAGTGCTTTCAGGGCCATTTCGGCGGCCTTGGTCAGTTCAGCCGTCACACGCGCTCCGAAAGAATGCGCTCAGGGTCGCGCTTGGGTTCAGGGGTTTTGACGATGTGCTGAACATTGTCGGCCTGCTCCTTGCGGATTTCGGCCACCTTTTTTTCGTCGACGGCGCCCACGCGCTTCACGGGCTCGACGGCCACGGGTTGGACGACTTTGTACATACCTGCGCCTTCAACTCTCATTTTTCACCTCATTAAGTAGTAATTCCGCTGCCTTTAGTTCCTCAGCCATGCGGCGCATCTGGATGGGGTTGCCCCTGCCTTTTGCCGCCAACTCAAGCACTGCAGCCGCCTCGGCAACAACGTCGGCCACGTGCTTTAAGTCCGATTGGTTCACGTTAAAAAACCCCAGTGTGTAAGCAGCATGGTGCCCAGCGCCGCAAATATCACGGTCGAAAGCATCAAGAAAAAGCAGGTCGCCGCAATCACGGCGGCCAGTTTTAATTTATTTAGTCGGTTTTGCCACATGGTGCTTCTCAATAGTTAGGTTGACAGTTTCCTCGCGTGTGCGCAGCAGCTCGGCGCGTAAGCGCATGATTTCAGCATCCTGCACCGCCAGCGTGTGCTGGGCCTGCAGGATGATGTGCAGCGCCATTTTGAGGTCGTCTTGAATGCTGGCCATTACCGCACCCCCAGCGGTTTGCGTTGCTGCTGTATTTCCTCGCGTATCTGCTCCATCTGCTGGCGTGCCAGCGCGTTGATGATTTCCTCGCGGGTGCGCCATTCGGTGCGGATTTGCCGCTCGGTCTCAACCGCAGGCTGGCGCTCAAAAAGGTCGAATAAAGAATCTTGGAACATGATTGATTACAGAAAGAAAATTGAAGTAATCGACAGTACCCACATTGTAAATACTAATGCGTCGTACCAATCGTGCGTGCGTGAGAATTTCGAGCGGTATTCGGGGTGTAAATCCATAAAGTGCAAGTGCTTCATTTAGAACCCCAGACCAGTGATAACCATGATGGTGGCAAGGGTCATCCAAGACCAGATGATTTCGAATTTATCCATTTTTAAATACTCCTTTGGTTGGTTGAAAAAATTAGTAGGCACGCAATTCGTCGGCCGCGAAAACCATCTCGCCAGGCATGGTCAGCCCGCTCATGGTGTCCCAGCGCTTAACGCACACCTTGATCTCGGTGCCCACTGGGCGATAGCCCATGACGACATAGTGACCGGAAGTTGTGCCGCGAACGATTTGGTTGATTTTGAACATTTGAATTACTCCTTGGTTTGTTGGTTGGGGCCGAGGCCCCTGTTTTTATTTACTGAGCGCAACCCTTGCAGTCGCACGGGATAACGTCTGTCTTTACGGACTGACGCAGCTCTTTCATGGTGTCGAATCCACGAACGTGGACGACTTCATCGTCGAAGCGAAATCCGCGAGGCAGGTTCAAGATGTAGCTTCCAGGCTCATCTGTGTCCACATCACGCGCTACGTCTAACTTGTATTTGCTCATCTTTAACTCCTTGGTTGGTTTGTTGCGATGTGTTGAACTATACGCCGAATATTTACAACGTAAACACAATTCTAACTATTGAAACCACCAAGTCATTAGGTAAAACCTATACTGCAATGGCCGCGCGCAATTCTGCGGGTTTCATGGCCAGTAATTGCCGCATCGGAATATCCGGCCGTGCGTCCCGTACCTGCTCGCGGAGGCGGGCCTTTTGCTCGCGGGCCTCGACGATCTTCATGGCACGGAAGCGCCCGATACCCTGCGCCACCAGCTGCTCGACCGACTGTGCTTGGCCTTGGAGCAGGCGCTTCTGGCGGCGGATGGCCTCCATTTGGTCGGCGGTGATTTCCTCTAGGGCGCCGTCCACCTGCTGCATTTCGCGGCGCTGTTTTATTGGGTGCTCATGCCCGCACGCTGGGCACACCGGCGCTGGCACATGCACCGCGAAGCAGTGCGTGCAGGTCTGCACCTTCACGTCCGGCTCGTTATCGTTTGCGGCCCGCACGCGGCGCTGCTTGCCATCGAGCGACCATTCGCGCAGCTCGTCTGGGAAACCGTGAATGGATGTGACGCCGACAAAATCGAGAATGATGGCGTGGTCTTTTTGCGGGTGGGGGCGCAGCACACGGCCTACGGCTTGCAGGTACAGCGACAGCGATTCAGTCCTGCGCAACATCAGCGCCGTGGTGGCATACGGAACGTCGAGGCCCTCGACCAGAATCGAAACGCTGGTCACAACGTCCAGCTCGCCCGCACCCAACTGCTGCAGGCTACGCCGGCGCACCGCGTCGTCCGTGGTGCCGTCCAGTGCAATGGCCTTGTATCCGGCATCACGGAACGCCTGCGCGAAACGCTCGGCACTGGCCACCGTGGGGCAGAACGCAATGGCCGGCTTGCCCCTGCTCAGTTTTTCGTAGTGGCCAATCACGTCGCCGTAGATCACCGGCGCATCCAGTTCAGCTTCCAAGTCCTTGGTGTCGTAGTCGCCCCCCTTGCGGCGCAGCTTGACGCCCTCGCGGAAGTGTATGGGCGGCGCGTACACCTTAAACCGCGCGAGGTTGCCCCACTCGATCAGGTCAGCCACCGGCGGGCCGGACACCAGCGTGTCGTACAGCCCACCGTCGGCGCGTGAGAACGATTGACAGTCCAGCCTGGTCGGCGTTGCGCTAAGGCCCAGCAGCCGCGCATTGGGCCAGTGCTCCAGCACTCTCCGCCATGTGGCCGCCAGCGATAGGTGGGCCTCATCGGCAATGATCTGCGCGGGCTGGAGCCACGGCAGCCGGTCAAGCCGCCGCACAATGGTCTGGATGCTGGCCACCACGACCTGCGCGGTGGGGTTGACATACGTGCGCCCCAGCTCGCGGAACTGCTGCGCCTTAATCGCCCGCGCGCTGCTATCGGCGCACACCAGCCGGTGGTTGATGCCCTGCTGCGCGAACGTCATCGCCGCCTGCATCAGCAATTCCTCGCGGTGCACCAGCCACAGCACCTGCCTGCAGGTCATTGCGTATTTGCCCACGATGTAGCTGGCCGTGCGGGTTTTGCCCGAACCGGTAGCCGATTGCATGAGCACGCCCTGAACGCCGGATTGATAGTGCTGCGACACCTCGCGCACCATGGCGGTCTGGTAGGGGCGCAGGCTGGTCACTCAGTCGCCCCATAAGTAATCGCCATCCCCAGCTCCAGCGCGATGGCGTGCTCCAGCGTTGCGCCGCGTGATTTTGACCAGCCAGGCAGCAGATAGATGGCGTCGCACTGGAGCAGCATGGCCAGATCGGCCCGCATGTGCTCGTCCCACGATGCATCGGCGCCTAGCCCGTTTTCGGCGGGGTTGCATACTGTAAAGCCCAGCCCACGAAGCTCGGCGGCCTTAGCGTTGAATGCTGGGTAGTTGAATTCGGGGTAGCCGCTCATCGGCCCCGCAAGGTACAGCGGCTTCATACCGGCCTCGCCCCCACCAGGTCGTTCGCCGTCACCGCACCGTTTGACCAAGTGCCGATGCGCTTGAGCATCTCAGCGCTGGCACCGTGTCGGCCCGTTTCCAGCCGGTAGACCGTCGTGATGGTGGTCTGCAGCTCGTCGGCCACTTGCTTGCGCGTTTGCCGCCTCAGCCGCCTGTATTCGATCATCTTCATGTGTGCCCCGTAAAATAATGTCGTGTTGAAAGTGTACGCGCTGAGTATATACTACGTAAAGCACAAATAAATTCCGCCACCCGTAAATAAATGCGCTATACTTTCAGCACTGGTTACGCAACACGTACATAAACCAAGGAGAAAAATGAGCACTGAGATCAAGGCAGATATGCCAAATGAGGCCTACCATGGCCACAGCGCAGTCGGCAGCAGCGGCCTCAAGCTGATCGCCCGCAGCCCGTTGCATTATTGGGCCGCCTACCGCGACCCAAACCGCAAGCCGCAAGAGCCAACGCCAGCCATGAAGCTGGGCACCGCATGGCACGCGGCCATTTTTGAGCCCGAAGCATTCGAGGCCGAATACATCGAGATACCCGAAGGCCTCGACCGCCGCACAAAAGAAGGCAAGGCGCTGTTCGCGGAGCTGGAAGCATCAGGTAAGCAGCCGCTATCGTTCGACGACATGGCGCGCATCAAGGCCATGACCGCCAGCGCAGCCGCGCACCCCATCAGCAAGGTGATATTCGGCCAAGACGGCGGGGTTGCCGAGGCGTCGTTATTCTGGACAGACGCCACCACCGGCGCCGCGTGCAAAATCCGCCCCGATTACGCCGTGCCACCCTGCGCGATGTTTCCCAACGGACTGCTCGTTGACGGCAAGACCGGCGAGGACATGAGCGCCGCAGGGTTTGCCAAGTATTCGATGAACTGGGATTTGCACATTCAGGCGGCTTACTACGCCGACGGCTTTCAGCAAGTACACGGCACCAGCGGGCCACCGGCATTCATTTGGCTGGCCCAAGAAAAGGCCGAGCCATACGCGACCGCATACTACAGCGCAGCCGCCGACTTTCTCGAATTTGGCCGCCGCGAATACCGCCGCCTGCTCGGCATTTACGCCGACTGCGCCCGCAACAACCGCTGGTACGGATACCCCCAAACCGTCCAACCGCTGGAGCTGCCCGCATGGGCGGCCAAGCAGGTGGCCGAGGCGGTGGCGGCATAATTTTTTTAACCAAGGAGTAGATGATGTTTGAAATTATCATGCGATCACAAGCAATTAAAGAAGGCCGCACGCACTACTTTACTGGGAAACCCTGCAAGCATGGGCACGTTGCCATGCGGAGGGTCAAGGGTACTTGCATGGAGTGCGATCGTAGCATCCAGCAGCGAAAGCGCGCTCTACTCGGCCAAGAGTATCAAAGCCGATATGCGAAATACTACGCGGAATGGTACGCAAGCAATCGCGCAAAAAAGGTGCAGAATGTTTTGCAAAGGTATTATTCCGACGTTGAGTCCAGCCGGATCGAAAAGCGTAACCAGCGGAACGCACGCAAAGACCAGATAAACGCACGTAAACGCGAACTGTATTTAGAGCGCAGCGCGGAAATCGTCCAGCAGGTGGCAAAACGCCAAGCGGCAAAATTGCGAGCAATTCCTATTTGGTATGGCGAACTCGATCAACTAGTTGAAATCGAGGCTAGGAGATTGGTCCGCCTGCGAGAGAAATGTACTGGGGTTAGGTGGCACATTGACCACATGATCCCGCTGCGGTCCAAGACCGCAACCGGTTTTCATTGCGCGAATAATCTTCAGGTCATACCGGCAAGCATGAACTGCAGCAAACGCAATACACACGTTTTCACTGAACCAGGCGAGTGGATTCGCCACACTTAAATAAGGAACAATATGAGCATTCTGAACATCGTAGAAGCAAAGCGCGAAGGCGCACGGTTGCTGGTATTTCTTGCCGGCGTTTCGGGCGGGGGCAAGACCTACACAGCGCTCCAGCTCGCCTATGGCATGGCCAATGGCAACGGAAAAGAAGTGGGCTTCTTGGACACCGAGTCTGGACGCGGCCGTCTGTACGCGGACGAACTGCCGAATTCGTTTCTGTACGCTGAGTTGCGCCCGCCGTTTTCGCCACAGCGCTACGTCCAAGCCATCGAAGAATTTGCCGCAGCAGGCGTCGAGGTGCTGGTGATCGACAGCGGCAGCCATGAATACGAAGGGCTCGGAGGCATCCAAGAAATTGCCGAGGCCGGAAACCCGCGCCTACCAAACTGGAACAAAGCCAAGAGTGAGCATAAGAAATTTATGTCGGCTTTGCTGGCGAGCCCAATGCACGTCATTCTTTGCCTGCGTGCCCGCGAAAAAGCGAAGCCGGAAAAGCAATACGTCGATGGCCGCGAAAAGACCGTCTATGTAGATATGGGCTTGCAGCCGATTACTGAAAAAAATGTGATGTTTGAGGCCACAGTCAGCCTAATGCTGCATGACCAAGGCAAGCGTCAGGAAGTCATCAAATGCCCAGCCGCCCTACAAGAAATCATGGGACGCGGCACCGGTTATCTCACCATGAAAGACGGCTCCGATCTCCGCGCATGGGTTGACGGCGCCAAGCAGCTCGACCCCGCCGTAGAGCACCACCGTGGCCTCGTCCAGCTGGCCACCGAGGGCGGCATGGAATCATTGCGCGCGGCATGGGAGGCCACACCAAAGGCCGTTCAAAAATCCCTAGGCAAAGCATTCATCGAATCCGCCAAGGCCAGCGCCGAGGCATTCGACAAAGCCCGCCAGGCCCCCGAGGCCCAGCACGACGACCCAGCGCTCGATGCATTGAATGCGGCAGCCGCCGGTAACGAAGTTTTCTAAACCACGCCAACTGAAAGGACATTATGGCAAACACACGCAAATTTGATATCGCTGTTAAGACTGGCGAATACACAGACCGCAACGGTCAAATTAAGTCGCGTTATGAAAACGTCGGCACAATGATGGAAGGCCAAAACGGCCCGTACCTCATCCTAAAGCGCACGTTCAACCCCGCCGGCGTGCCGAACCCAGACAACCGAGATACCTTGGTTTTATCGTTGTTTGAGCCCCGCCAAGACGACGGCCAGCGCCCAGCTGGTAAGCCTGCGGCGCAGCGGCCGGTCGATGACGACATTGATTTCTGACCGATAAATAACACCGCCAATCAGCCCCAGCATTTCGGTGTTGGGGCTTTTTTTTTACGGATTGTGTACATCTGATTCTGCTGCTCAATTTGCTTTGCAAATGCACTGATTTACGCAGGTGAGACACGTGAATAGCTTTGTTGCGGATGCCCAAAAAAAGCTCAATCTCAGCGACACCAAACTGGCAGCAGCGCTCGGCGTAACTAGACAGACCGTATCCAACTGGCGCAGGGGCAAGTGCTGCCCCTGCTTCGTCAATGTTGCCCTGCGCTGCATGATGGAGCTGCGCCGGCTGGAGCCGGCGAACGACAACCTGCCCGAAGCCTTCAGGGTGAATTTATGAGCCCCGACACGCTCGAAGTCGCCCTCTTAATCGCCATCAGTAACGTGGTCTGCTTTGGCCTCGGCATATTAGGGGCCGCATTGCTGCTCTAGCCACGCCTGCCAGCGAGATACGGCCGCGCGCTTTTCGGGTAAAGAAGCCCAGCGGTCGTAGTGCTTGCTCGACACATCCCCCGATCTTGCGTGGTTCTGGAGCAGGTCGCGCTCCAGCTTCGTTAGCCCAGCCTGCCCCGCCAGCGTTTTCCATGTCCGCCGCAGGTCGCGGCTGGTGAAGTGCTCCCAGCCGCGAGCGGCGCCGAATCGGTACAGCGCGTGCTTCGTCGTCACCACCGGCACCGGCCGCCCCATAGCCCGCCGCGCCGGAAACATGAACGCATGCCCAAGGGCCGCGCGGGCGTTCAGAATCTCGGCCACCTCATCCACCACCGGAATGCAGTGCGGCATCCCCGCCTTGGTCGTCTCCCAGTAGATGGTGCGCTCGGCAGCGTCCCACTGCTCCACCCGCATGTGCGTGATCTCCTGCACCCGCTGCCCCGTCAGCAGCAGGCACCGGATGCCGTCACGCGTGCGGCACTTGCGTGCCCAGCGCAGCAGTGCGGCAAACTCATCAGCCCGTAGCCAGCGCTGCCCCGCCCGCTGGCTGCCCGTGTCGCGCGGTATCGCCGCCGCAGGGTTGCGCGCCAGCCCCCAGTCGCGGGCATCCACCACGCGGTAGTCGTTGCCAGCCTTCAGCCCCCACTCAAACGCTGCCCGCATGAACATCCGCGCCTTGTCCGCCTGCACCCGCGAGCCCCGCGCGTAGATCGGACGCAGCACGGCCACAATGTCCTGCGGCGTCACGGAGGCGGCCGGCTTGGCGATTTCCTCGCCAGCGGGTATCAGAATGCGCTTGGCCGTAAGCAGCGACGCGCGGCCCTCAAGAGTGCGCAGGTAGCCGGTGAATAGTTCCAGTGTGGTGTGCATGTGCGAATCTCCGATGGCGCAAAACTGACACCGGAGCCGCTGGCGCGTAATTGGGAATGATTGCCCAATTTTGTCAAAGCGTTAGCGCTTGCGCCGCTACCCCGGAGGGAGCGCTAACTTAGCCGCCTAATTTTTGGACATCAAGAGCGAAAAAATTCCCATTTTTGTCGCACCGCACAATGGGAACGCTGGGCTTTTCGCACTCGCAGCAAGGAAGTAAATCGCAGTAATCGGAAAATGGTTTGCGTGCCTGAAAAAGCGGCAGATTGGGGGGCCTACTAGATGTAGTAGGCCATCATTTGGGCTAATGGGCGGTTAAGACGGCGCGATATGCGATCGTTGAAAACGTGTCGCAGTGCGCGGATTTCCTGTGAAGCGGGGGGCGCGCGGTTTGGCGCAGGGTGCTGGAAGCCCTACGATGTGTCGCTTGACGGATTCGGTCGCCTGGCGGCTGTGATTCGGCAGGCCCGAAGGGAAGGGCCGGAGGCTCTGATCCAGCCCCCGGCACCGATGTGCGGCGTGTTGCGAACGCCACCCCTCGGGAAGCACGCGGCCCTTCGGAACTTGGAGGCCTCGGGGCGCGGTGCGTGGGAGTGATCCCACGCACCGTAGCCTGACCGCAGTGTGGGAATCTGGCAAGCACCGAATAGCGGCAAACGCTATCAGCGGTGAATTGTGGCCGATATCACTCAGTCTCGATCTTCATTCACACAAGCCGTAAATGCTGGAGCACAGCGCGCCGGGCTCGATGCTGTCAGTGCGGAACAGGTCGAAGTTGCTTTTCCCCCGGCTGGTCTTGGACCACTCCACCATTGAATAGATGTTGAAGGCCGCAACAGCTTCTTCTGGCGTCGGAGAATGCCCTAAATCACCACTGAAAAAAGTAGCTCCTTGCCTTTTGCTGGCCATGGCGACAATCCGCTCCCAGTCGGCAACGCGCTCAATCTCCTCCGGGAACCGCTGCGATATCGCCAGCAGCTCATCCTTGCGCGCGTGGATGCACGGCATACAGCCGACGCGGCCCATACCCTGCTCGTACAGCGGGTTGTGCTTGATGCCGTGCTTGCGGTGCATGGCGAAGCAGTCCTCCGCCGTCCACTTCAGGATGGGCCGGTAATTCCAGAGCGTCGCGCCGTTCGGCCATGTGGCCTTCGACTCCATCTCCACCAGGTTGCGCCGAGCCAGGCTTTCGTCGGCCCGCACTCCCTGCCAGCTGATCACATCGTCGCCAGCGTCAATCAGCGGTGCCTGCACCTGCTCGATGATAGGATTGCGCTTCAGCTCCTCGCTGCAGAACCGCGCCTTGGTGCTTGGGAAGCGGCCCTTCCAGATGCACAGGTCCAGAAATGGATTTCCTGTGGGCTGCAGCGCCGCGATGGCTCGCAGCACGGTGTCCTCGGGAATGCCCTGCTCGCGCCACTTGGTGGCGACAAAACCGCGCTTGCGCTCAATGTCCGCAGTGAAGTCGGCCCGCACCGTGCGGATCGGAAACACCTTGTCGTTCAGGTACTGCACATACTCGTAAGTCTGCGGGTGCTCGTGGCCGGTGTCGGCGAATACAGCCTGCATGTTGTCCGGCTGTCGTTCTATGGCCAGTAGCAGCAACGCTGTGCTGTCTTTTCCCCCGGATACGCTGATGATGTTGTGTTCATTCATATATCAATTATTCGGAATCACAGCGCAAAGTCACGCCGTAAACATTTTACATTGTAAATGTACTTCCGCCGCAACGTTTGAATTTGGCGTCCGCCGCCCTTGAATCATTGCCTCCCGTAAGATTATTTACAGAAGTTGTAAAACCATTAGCGGTCCCCCGGAGGGAGCGCTACATTAAACGCAAACATTCTTGCAGGCAAATAGGAAAAAAAGCCCCTAGGTTTTGACGCCTAGGGGCAAAGGGTCGCGGCGAGTCAGTCCGCCAACCAAGGAGAACTCATTTCATGTGCGTGCGTGGCCAGGCTTCGATCACGGTGCGGAGGTCGTTGACGTGCTGGTCGCTTTTTGCCGCCAGCTCTTGATATTTTCGGCTGCAGTCTTGGAGTACGGAGCCGATGGTAACGGCTCGCTCAGTTGCGGCGGCGGCGGAAGCTCCGGCGAGCTGACCACGTATTTTGTCGATGTCGTCATACAGCCCGTCAAGCTCAGAGCGAGCGGCCAGAGCATCATTGCGCAACGCAGTTTCGCGGATTTTTGCTTCATTTTGTGCCTCAATAACTTTTTGTTGCAATGCGGCCGCTTGGTTTGCCGCCTTGGTGTTGGCCTCGGCCACGGCGAGCTGCAGCTGGGTCAGCTCATGCCGCGCCAGCGATAGCTCGGACATCAGCCCACCCTCGCGCAGGGCCACACGGCCGTACATCACAGCCAAGCCAGCGATGGCGGCAATCAGCAACCAGCGCGGCAGCCAGTCGTAAAACGCCAGCAGCGCGGTCATTCGATCACCCCCCAGCGAATCACGAACCACCACACGACGGGGCTCGACTGGGCGCCGAAGGCCGACGCCACGATCATCAGGGGGCGCACCCACCAGCGTGTGTTCAGGTACTCGACGTTGTTCACGCCAACGCCTCCATGGCCAGCTCGGTCAGCTGCGCACGGTCGTCCAGCCCGTTCGTGCCGCCGTTGACCAGCTTGGTCACGCGCATCACGTCGCCCAGCACGCCGTCGGGTATTTTCTTTTCCCACCACGCAATGGCCGAGCGCAGCGCGACCTCGGGGTGGCATAGCGAGTCGGGATAGGTTTCGAGGTCAAGCCCGATGGCCTTACCAACCAGTCGGTAATTATCGCGGCCGGTCACCTGCAGCAGGCCACGGCCACGGAATTTGTAGCCGTCGCCGTCCATGTTGTTGCCCATGCGGCCGCCGTAAACCTTATTGCCCAAGGCCTGCGGGTTGCGCTCGCACACGCGCGCAATGCCCACAGTGGGGAAACGTGCGGGCCAAACCTTGGTGAGGCGCTCGGCGCTGTAGTTTAGATTTTCCTCGACGTGCTCCAGCTTGCCGGATTCGTGCAGGATTTGTCCCAAGAACGGGGCAAGGTCAGCCACACCTGCGCTGAAGGTATCGTCGTCAATGACCGAAGCAAAAACTGGCGCCCAGTGCATGGCCGTGCCAGCACAGACGCCCAAGTCGGTCAGTATTTTGTGCCACTCAATCTCGTTTTTCCGCATCTTCTTTCGCCTTATTAGCGTTGATATGCCGCTCGGTCACATTGCCCGCGATATAGGCCGCAACCGTTGCAATAATTACTGACGAATACACGCCGCCGTCGATCTTGCCGGCGTAACACAAGAAGGCCGTTACAGCCCCAGCTCCGATGGTCGCAATAAAACGGCGACCGCCGAAGAAATCAAAATTCAAAACAACCCCGCTTTTTTGGCAACAAATGTCGCGGCTGCGGCTGCGGCCGCCCATAATGCCTTGCCCACCCAGTCGCTTGTTTGCTTGTTAGTGACCGCTTGCTTCTCAAGCACGTCCACGCGGCGGTCGATCTCGGTGATCTGCGTGAACGCCCGCTCCATGCCCGAGCTGTTGCGCGTCACCCGTTCCTCGACCAGCGTCAGCCGTGTGATGGCCGACGACATTTCCTTCATGATGCCCTTCATCTCGCCCAAGTCGGCGTGAAGCATCTCCAGCTTGGCTTTGAGGCCTGCAATTTCGGATTCAGTCATGGGTGTAAATAATTGGGGTTTCCGCTAGTGTATTCTAAAGGATGCGGTGCAATGTGACACGCGCTAAACTATGATCCACCCATGAATTTATCAGTCAGCACCGATATTGAGAAAGCCATCGCGAAGCTGAAAAGCATCACCGAGGCGCAACAACTTAAATTTGCGGTGGCCAAAGCCTTGACGAAAACCGCATACGATGTGCAGGCCGAGGTGCGCAAGAATATGCCCAACCGCTTTATTTTGCGTCGCCAGTGGATTGTGCAGGGCATCCGCGTCGAGAAGGCCACCAAGGCCAAGCTGGAGGCCGTGGTTTATTCGCGCGACAAATTTATGGGCATTCAGGAAACCGGCGGGCCGCGCAGCCCGTTGCGCAACTACATCGCCATCCCAACCAGCATGGTCAAGCGCACCAAGACCGACCTGATCGCGAAATCCGACCGCCCCAAAGCGCTGGGCGATAAGGCTGAGATTATCGAAATGAACGGCCACAAATGGCTGGCACTGAAAAAGGCCCGCAAAGGAGCCAATGGGCAGCGCCTGAAGTTGCTCTACCTGCTGGTGCCACGCACACAAATGAAAGAACGGCTGGGGCTCGGCAAGGACGGCATGAAGATGGCCCGCGCGCGGTTCGTCGATAACTTAGAGCAGGCGCTAAAAGACGCCGTGGCAACGGCGCGCTAAACCGCGACGTGCGTGCCCGTCGGGTCGTAGGGGTTCAGCATCTTGGTTGCAATGTAGCGGGCCAGCTTACCGCGCCAGTCGTCACGGGCCACCAGGCGTTTGAGCCGGTTTGAAAATGTGACCTCGTAACGGTCGCGCGGCCAGTCCCATGTGAGCAGCGCCAGCTCGGTGTAGTTCAGCACCACATCGAGCACCAGCGCCACAAACGTGAACGGGGCCAGCAGCCGCCACCAGCCGCCGCGCAGGTACTGCACCGCGACGATGTACACGGGCCAGAGCACCAAAACCGAGATCAAGCGTCCACCTGATTAAATGCGCCAGCCATGGCCGGAGTGCACTTAGCGACCAGCGCTTGGTAACGCTGCACCACCGCATCGTCGATCTCTGCTGGGTTGGTCGGCAAGTCCGTGGTGATGTCCAGCAGCCCCTTGCGCACAGCCACAAATGCGGCAGTCGTGGAATCATCGCCAGCCAAACCAGCAGCCAACGCAATGCCAGCCAAACGGTTCAGGATACCCTCGCGCACTTGGCGTATAACCGCCAGTTTTGCGTTGACCTTGCTGACGCGCAGCGCCTCTAGCTGTTCGTCTGACTTGCGCGTAAAAACCACATAAGGCGCAGTGTCCTGCTCGGTGCGGTAATAGGTCTCGTCCGAATAATCTTCAGGGGGCACTGGGTCAGGTATTTCCTGAACGCCCACCGAAGCCCTGACGTCAGGGTTTATTAAGTTAGCGTAGCGCGTACCGTCCTCGGTCTCAAACTGCGCGTAGATATTGATTCGCTTTCCGTTTAATACAAACATGTTAGTTCCTATCGTGCGAGGGAAGTTTTGAATGGTGATTCGGCAAATGCCATGTAGATGTATGTCCAGCCACTTAAGTTTGCGTATTCAGAATTTCGCTTGGGCTTGAACCCATTGGACAAAATGTCAATACCGTTTGAATCCACGCCTTCCGCTGCGCTTGAGTTTGCATATAACTCATTCACCGATGCGTTATATGGGCTTCGGCTAGTGTCCCAAATAGTCCATACTGTAGAAGCAGTTGAATTGCTTGAGCATTTTACTAACACAAACCGTGGACGGAAACCTGTGTACACAAAAGGCCCATCCGTGCTTCCATTGCCTGTGTATGAGCCAAATGCTGAATAGCCGGGTACTGCGGCAAAGCAGTAGGCAACATACTGACCTACAGTTCCAATAGATCCATTTACAACTGGTTCATTTCCTAGTGAAAAAACAGTAGATGTAGGAAGCGTGCTATTCCAATAAGTTGTTGCACCTGTGCTTTTTGCCGCTGTATCGTTTAAAAATAACACCTCAGTTGCAGATAAACCTGTATGCCATACCGCCCAAGGCCTAGCAATACTATTGGGCAAATTTCTAGCTTTAACAATAACCATTTGTGGAGCAACACCCAACCCATGTCCCACGGTCGCATTTGCACCTGTGCCCGTATAAGTCACTACGCTAAACCCTGCCGCTGTATTAGCCGACACTTGTGAAGTGATAGACCCTGCGGTATTGGTTACTGCGGGAGTTCCACCTGCTTTCCATTGCCAGCCGACAAATGCAGAACCTGATTCATTAACGCCAATGTAAGTACCAAGACCAAAACCATCAGAATTAAATGAATTTACCTGTACTGTTGTCGTGCTACCTTCAGCATTTGTAAGATTTGTAATAAGGCGAGAACCTTGTGGACGCAAAGAATCGTATGTGTTGTGGTCATACGCATTAGTTCTATTTTTTACCCATACAAAATCAGGTTGAAATGAAACGCCATTTACGGCATTACTGATAGACCTGTTTGCTCCATTACCCACATAAGTCGTAGCCGCCATATGCGCCGCCCCGTTGCTAATCGTAGGCGTTGGCAGGTTGTAAGTGTTGAGTGCTACAAAGCCACTTGGGGGTGTGTAGCTAAAGGGGCGTTGACCGAAGTTGGCAATAAAAGATGATGTCGCACCTGATCCATAGCCGCTAACAGCAGGAATCCAAGAAAAGGATGTGCTGATGTCGGAATACATTGTTCCTTGGCTTACACCATTTTTATACATGGTAATTGTGCCGGGGTTTGTAGACAAATCTAATGCAACACCAATAATGTCTCCGTTTGTTGTCCACGCAGACCCATAAGCGCCCCCGCTTGCGCTATCTTTATATTTGTTCCCTTCAACAGACCAAGAATACGATGGGGATGCTGATTGACCATAAGCCATTTGCCCGTTCATATTTGACTGAGTTACATCTGATCTAATTATTCCGATTGTTTCTGAGTCGGTTCTTGTGTCATTTTTGGTAATTTCCCAATACCATTTGCCAGAATTAACTGCAATAGTTGCGGCAATCGTTTCGTGAAAATTACCAGTAGAAGCCCACGATGTTTGTAAGTTGGCATTGATTGCTGAAATATTTGGCCCTTTATACAAAGGATTCATCACACAGTAGTTCGCCGCAGTAGCACTGGTCAGCGTAGGCACATCAGTCATGCTGTCATAGGTAGACCCAGCAGTTAGGCTGATGTTGTTAGTCGTCCAGTTGTTACCGTTCGGGCTAAAGTCATAGCCCAGCGTAGTTGTAGATGCGTTGTTTGTGAACGGCAGATAAAACCCGTTCGTGCCATAGCTGCCCGTGTATTTCTTAGGCTGCCATACGCCCGTGGTGGCGTTGAATGCGCCGAAGGAGGATGGGGTCAGGGCCTGTCCGTCGATGAGATTGACCTCTGCCAAATAACCATCAAAGTTATTACTTCCCCCACCGTTAGACAATGCGCCTATTGAATGCGAAGTAGTGCTATTTACATAGGTATCGTAGTTTTGCGCTGGAATGTTAAATGAATTAATGCTTTGCTGAACTCCATTTACATAAACTTTAATTCTGTTTGCAGCCGTTGCTTGAGTGGTGTCCATAGCCACAACAATGTGATACCAAGAAGATGGGTCTCTATAGGACGCTGATGTGTAAACACCGGGAGAAACGCCAGCAGTTGTTGCGACAGTTATTCCATTATCTGCCGAATAATTACTGTCGGTTGAAAGGCCTATTAATGTCCAAGGATTATTAGGTCGTCCAGCATCTAGCAAAGACATTCCACTAATATTTGGAGATAATGCTCCGCGCTTTACCCAAACTGAATATGTCCAAGTTTTGCGATTACCCGCAACACTAGGAGTCCGCGACAAATAAGCATTTGCACTAGAACGGAAACGCAGACTGCGGCTGATGGTGTAGGTATCGTCACCACCAAGCAGTAGCGGGTTCAAAATCATGCCACGGCCCCGATCAATCGAGCTGCAATGCGGGTGCTGGATTCTACAAAGTAAACAAGGTCGTCCACCGCGTTGGCCGTGGTGGTCAGCGTTGGCGTCGTACCGCCTGGGAATTTCCACTGACTGCCAAACGCCAAGGCGCGCGAGCCGGTCGCGTCCTGCGTGATCGTAATGACACCCGACTGGCCAGCCGTCAGGTTGGTCGGGTTGGCCAGCGTGCGGCTGCCGCCAAGGGTGACGCTGAAATTATTGGCCAGCGAAAAATCAGGCGTGATGGTCGCGCCGTCTGTCAACGCAACCACAGCACCGCGCTGGGCCTTCGTGAACGTCTGCGCCAATGTTAGCTTGGCCGCCGTACCATCGTCGGGCATCACCTGCACCCAAGCCGAGCCGGTGTAATACTCCCACTGGCCCAGCGTGGTGTTGAAACGGAAGTAGCCCACCGCTGGCGACACATCGCGCTGCGCCGTGGTGCCGTTGGGCAGCTTGGCCGCACCGGTGTCCGATGTCTTACCCGACCACGCGGACGGCACCGCAGCATCCGCCGTGCCGCCAATTACGCCACGCAATACGCTCAGGTCGTTCGTGATCTTGGAAATATCAGCGGCCGGTGTGGTCGTCGCTGGGTTAATCGTGGATGACTGCCATGCCATAAATTACCTCGGTCAGGTTTTAATGATGTAATTGGCGACCGCGCTGGGCTGCACATTGGGGTGCGCCTGCCCGCCGCCCGTCGAGCTTGATGTCAGCGTGGCCGCTCCGGTGTTCATTGCCGTGTTAAAGCCGCCAGCGTTCACCGACGATGCCGACTGCGCCTGCACCGTGTGCGTGTGCGCCGGTATCTGAGCCGTGGTCAGCGCGTGGACGCCCGTGCCGCCAGTTGCGCCAAGCGTAGCTGTGTCCACTACCGCAAACCGTGTGCTGGCCGTGCCAGCCAATACGCTGGTGCCGCTGTTCAATGTGATCTGCGTGGCGCTGTCGATGCTCGCAATCGTGCGGCCGGTTGGGATGTTGGCCGATACCACCACCATGCCGACAGCGAGGCCCGTGGTGCTGGTGATGCCGGTCACCACAGCGCTGCCAGCCGTGGTCGTGGCGTTGCTGGTGTAGGTCAGCAGCGCCGCTGCCGTGCCGCCCATATCGCCCTTACCGACGGGCACACGGTCGCGCATATCGGGAAGGTTGAACGTGGTCGAGCCGTCACCGACGCCATACTGGGTGCCGATGGCCGTGAATAGGTTGGAATATGTGGCGCGGCTTACCGCTTGGCCGTAACAAAGCAGCCAGCCAGTCGGGGCCGTTCCGCCAGCGTAGGGGGAAAGTAAGCCGGCGGGGATAATACCGCTTGGCAGTTGGGCCGATGGCAGCAGGCCGGACGAATCCAGCGATGCCGCCCCAAGCGGCACACCCAACATGGCCGCCAAGTCGTTCACCTGCTGCACGGCTGCCAAAATTGCGGTGCGCGCAAGTGCTGGGGAGTCAGACCCCGCGTCTAAGTCGGAAGTGGAAATCCCACCAGCAGGCCAAGCCATAAATTAGTATTTTTCCCCGTAGCCAAATGCATCAACATCAATGACGCCGGATTTTGCGTTTCCAGCGCTGTCAAATACTTTCACGGTCACGCCGGTGGTGGATTTACCCTGCACCGTTATTCTGTCACCGCTTGTTGCTGATTGTAACGTGCATTGCACGGTCTGTATGCCCACGAATTCAGGCGTGAAAGATAAAGTCACGCCAGCGAGCGGAACCGATACGCTGCCGAAGTGCACCACGCGGTCGGGCACGTCGATCTGCACATTGAATCGGGTCATGTAAGGCACGACCGACACGTCCTCGGATGCCAGCGTGACGCGCAGCTTGACGTATCGGAAGCTGTAGGCGCCAGGCGTGAACTGCTGCCACTGGCCCCACGTCACATTGTCGTCGCTGGTCGCAATCTCAAACGCAGCCGATATGCCGCCGCTGCGCCCCTGCCACGTCCAATCCGGCGCGGAATAGTTGACCCACGGGTCAGTGAACGACGTCCACGGTGGCACCACCTGCAGCGCCTCCAGCAGGTTGTCGATGTACACCGTGCTGGTGGCCTTGTAGCCTATATCGATGGGCTGGGTCGTGTATGTGCCGTTGCTCACCGTATCCAAGAAAATCCACGGCTGGGCGTATAAATTCCAGTTTCCCGTATAGGCCGACCACGGCTTGGTGCCGTTGCTGATCACGCCGCCAGAGAATGTCGTGGCGTCCCACGTTGGCGCGGTCGCCCATGTGTCTAAATCGACCCATTGCAGCTGCTGCACCAAGCCCAGCACCAGCGCGTTTACCGTAGTGCCGTTCCAGTTGCGCGCCGATTCGCTGCTGGTCACCACCGCGTTGATGCCGCTCACGTCCGGCGCATCGACCACCGATTCGCTCGAGCTGTAATTGCCCGACGTGTCCACGGCCTTGACCATAAACGTGCCGCCGCGCGGTGCCGTCCAGCTGAACGAATTGGAAACGGTCGAGCCGATCACGATGCCAGCGTTCCAGCTCAGGCCCTGCCGTATCTCGTAGTGGTCGAGGTCAACGTCGCCCACCTGCCGCCATGTGAAATTCAGCGCGTTGCCGTTACGCGCCACCACAAAGCCCTGCACGTTCTCAGGCGGTGCGGTTTTGCCCAGCACCTGGTATTGCACCGACGCGGCCGTGGCGCTCCGGATACCCACGGCGCTGATCGCCCACACGCTGATGGTGTAGGTGCCCTCGGTTAGGTCGAGCAGGTCAATGCTTGGGTTCGGCGTCACCAGCTCCGGCGATACGTTGCCGCCGGCGGCTTGGCTGGTCACCGCGTAGGCCGTGGCCATCCGCACCGGCGTCCATGACACCGACACCCGCACCCGCACGCCTTGGCTGGTTTTGTACAGCGCGTCCGTCACCACTAGGTTGGTCGGCGTCGCGGGCTTTTCGGTCAGCACCGTGTAGCTGCGGGTCTGTAATTGCAGGCCCTGCTCCACCGCGTCGAATTTGCTCGGCTCATGCGCCAGCGCGGTCACCTCGAATTCGTGCCGGTCGTTCTCGCGCACCGCAATTACGCGGAACGTCTGCGGGGCCACCTGCGCGCTGGTCAGCATCCAGATGCCGCCAACGGATGGTGTCTCAGGCAGCGCCGTCGCCAGCGTAAACGTGGCCAGCGTGCCGCCGCTGTGGGTGATGCCCGCATCCTGCACCGTGCCGTCGGATTTCAGAACCGAGAGCGTGTAGGCCTGACCAGCCGTCAGCGTCACCGCGTTGTCAACCGTCACCGATGTGGTGCTGGCCGCCACAATGCGCCCGCCGTAACGCACACCCGCACGGGATGGGTCGGCGACTTTGATGATCTGGCCTGGCCGGCAAATCATGCCGTCCAAGCCGGTTTTTAAGCTCACCGTCTCGGTTTCAAGCCGCTCGCTGAACAGCAGCCAGCGCCCTGCACGGTTGGCCTGCCCCCTGCTTGTGCAACCGATGGCCGCGATCTGCGTGGTCACCACGCCGTAACGTGCGATGCCTGCGGTGTCCTCGACGTATTCGACCTTCTGGCGGCCCATGTCGGCCATGTCGTTCCACGTCACCAGCGCAACCGTGTGCCGTGCCTTGGCGCTGCTGCCCGAATACGTGAACACGCCATCGACTACGTTGGCCTGCGTGTAGAGGTAAGCCGCCGTTGCGGGCGCGTCCTGCACCGCTGTGATGCTGCCCGACGACCAGAACGCCATGCCCCTAAAGATGGAGGCCATATCGGCCAGCACCTTGTAGGCTTCCTCGCGGCTTTGCAGGTAGAGGTTGCACGTAAAGCGCGGCTCAGTGCCCCCGAAGCCGTCCGGCACCAGCTGGTCGCAATACTGGCCGATGGCATACAGCGCCCATTTATCGACCTGCGAGGCGGTAATGAAGCCGCCAAGCCCGTAGCGCGAGCTGGTCAGCATGTCGTAGAAGCACCAAGCGGGGTTATCCGTCCACGCCACCTGAAATGTGCCGTCCCATGAGCCGGTGTAGGTGCGGTTCGTTGCGTTGTAATTGCTAGGCACCCGCACGCGCAGCAGCTTCATGTCGTAAGCGCGCGTGGGGATGTTGCTGAACTGGCTCGCGTCAACGCTCAGGCCCACCAGTGCGCTGTTGGGATAGCGCATCTTTGTGTCCACGATTTCGGTGACCGAATCCCAGACGGTTTTATTTTGCAGGTTGTCCGCCGTGCTGTCGGCCGTTAGGCGCACCACGCGCACGTCCCACGGGCCGGTGCCGGTGAGGTTGATGCGGAAGCTGCGCTGGTAGCGGCCGGAGGTCTTGCCGCTGATCGTTCCAGCGCCTTTGAGGTCTTGCCGCACAAAGCCGCCGCCGTTGGTCTGCACGTCGATGGCGATGCCCACCGAGGTGCCCGACACGTTGCCCGTGCTGGTGTCCTGATATGTAAGCTGCGGCACCGCGATGGTGACCACCAAGGCGTTGATGTTGGCGTTGGTGTATTGGCGCGTGACCGGCGAGGCGTATTTCACCTCGACGTTGACGGTGCTGGTGCTCTCAACGGCGGGGAAGCCCGCGATGTATGACTGCTGTTGCGTGCCGTTACGGCTCGTCCACGTCACGCCGCCGAAGTTATAACTTCCGTCCGCGTTCTGTATTGGCGTGCCGTCCAAATAAATTGACTTAGCGCCATTGACCAAGCCTTCGATCTCGCCCTCGCACACCAGATCAAGCACACGCGCGTAGGCCTTGCTGCGCAGGCTGTCGGGCGCAATGCTGGCAACAACCGAGCCGGAGCCGCCACCGCCGCCCTTGCCGCCACCGCCGCCACCACCACCGCCAGCGCCGTGGATGTTCATGACGGGATGTCCTCGGTGCTGATGCCGGCGCTGATCACCGCGCTGCCGACGATCAGGCGGCCATAGCCGACGGGCACGGGGTTGCCTTGGGCGCTGGTGTTGACCGCGCCGTTGAACACATAGCTAGGGTTGCCCGTATTGTTCACGTCGCCCGCGTTGGTGGCTGGGTGCGGCGACAGCATCTGAGCGATACCGCCCAGCGCCAGCGATACGCCGATGGAGCCCACAATGCCGGCCACGGTGGTGGAGCCAAACAGACCGATGGCACCAATGCTTGCGGGCATCAGTACCGCAGCGGCCACCAGCGCCGCGCCGAGAATAAACTGGCCGAAACCGTTACCACCCGCACCGACCACCACGGGCGCAATGCGGATGACCTCGCGCTGGCCACTCGGCAGGTTGATGTCATCGGCCTCAGCCACGCGGGTCGTGCCCGTCCAAACCTTATAGCCATGCGCGGTGTCGAGCATCACGCGCTCGAAATCCTGATAGTTGGCCATAAACGCGCGGATGGCCTCGCCAACGGATTCGACCGCCAAGTGATGGACACGCCCGAAGCGCCGCCCCAGTTCGCCGTAAAGTCTAATTTCGCGGAGCATGGCGCAGGGTGTGGGTGTGATTTTTCCTGAAATATTCTCCAAATACGTCGCGGCTCGAAAGTCGCCCGTGGAGATGATGAAGAATTATATCCCCCTCCAACCATATCGCACCATGGTTAGGCACTGGGCTGGCGATCTGCATGAGCAAAACATCTCCATTTTTGGGGCCGTCTGAGACAGCCACAAACCCAGCCTTGCCAAAGTTTTCCAAGTACAGATTCCCGCCGCGCAGCCACCAGCCATCGGCGCGGTCGAAGTCGGGCAGCGTGATGCCCCGTTCCTCGGCGTACCAGTCGCGGATGAGCGCATAGCAGTCGAGCGTCGGCGGCTGGAACTGGCGGCCAATCAGCGGGGCCTTATAACCAGATGGAATAAAGGAGTGCCACCTATCAACCGGATGGGCATATATGTGCCATTCCAAGCCGCTGCGCTCGCACGATACGCGGTCGGCCTCAGACGGTTCGGGGCCAATGTTGCAGTGGCTGTGCCATATGGCCACCACCTCGCCCATGTCCTCGGCCTCGGCGTAGTCCTCGGCGCTGATGATGAAATTGTCCTCGCCCTGCGCTTGGTTGCGGCACGGCACGAAACGCTCGCGGCCCTTGAAAATAACCACCAATCCGCACGCTTCTCTGGGGTAGTGTTCGCGCGCGTAGGCCTCAGCCTCAGCACGCCAGCTCATCGGGTCAAACCTGCGGCGGGGAATAGGCCAGCGGGCAGCTCGGCATACTGGCCAAAACGGGCCTTGCAGCTCGACAGCCGCTTGCCACACACGTCCTGCGCCAGCGTTGCGACCGGCTGGTCGTTGGCGTCGAAGTAAGCCGTGCCCGTGTAAGAGCAGTCGCCACCACGGTACGTCCAGACGCAAACATTCTGGACGATATAACGGCGCGGCAGCTGGACACCGGCCACGTCAAACGACGCGGCCAGCTCAAACTCGACCAGCACCTTGTTTTCCACGACTTTGCGGTCGATGAAATACACGTCGTCAGGCAGCGCCGCTGTGGGGTCTGCGCTGGGGTTCACACCGCCCGTAAAATTTACCGCGTCCAGATACTGCATGAGCGTGCGCTTGCGGGTCAGCTTCGCGCCGATCAGGTCTTGGTAATTGCGCACCAGCACGCCCAGCAGGCCGGTCACGTTCGCCACGCGCAGGGTTGGCCTCGGTAACGTGCCACGCCCGCTGAACTCGAAGCCCGTGGCCTCAATGGGGAATGCGTTGTAGGTGTTGCCCTGCCAGACGACATCGTTGCTCAATGCGTTCTTGCCATTGTGGAAACGCAGCAGCGAGCCACCCAACGTGGTGCAGTCCAGCTCAAACAATTCGACCAGCTGCTTGGCGCCGGTCGTGTTCAGGTCTTGCTTAATCGTCACGTCGGTTCCCAAACCTCGCGGAAGGTGGCGCTCAGATTATTCACGCCCTTGGCCACGATGGTCTGAATCCAATTCTCACATACCCACTTGCCAGTGCTGCCAGCCGGCGGCGTCCAGTCGAATGCCGAGATGCCGTTGCTCGATTCCAAAAACGCAATGATGGGCGCGATCTCGGCGTCCGTGCGGGTGTTGAACGTCAGGCCCCATTCACGTGGGCGGATGTTGATTCCGTCTGCTGTTCTCTGCTCGTAGCCATCCCCGAATTTAGCCGTCAGCACGCGGGGCTTTACCTGCACCTGTGCTGCGAGGTCTGGTGTGTAAGTGAAGGTGGCCATGGGTGTATTTTACGCCGCCAGCAAGCCGCCAGGACGACGTTGAACGACGATCTCAGCGCGCACCGCGTTGGCAATGGCCGCCCCCAGCTTGGCAAAGCTGCCCTCGCCGTCTTTCTCGACTTGGCCGGTCTGCGCGTTGACGGTCACGTTCACATTGACGGCTTGGCCACCCTGTGTGCCGCCCTGAATGGTGACGGGAATGGTGCGGCCATCGTTTAGCGGAACGTAAGCCTCTGGAACCCTGCCCTCGCCAAAGATTGCCACCTGTGGGCTATTGGCAATCCCGCCGCTTGCATATTTGTGCAGAGGCATTGAGCCCGCGCTGGTCATCACGCCGCCGTTGGCAAAGCCGAGCGAGCCGGCCAATTCCACGCCGCCTGCCTGATTTACAAATGTGGAACCGCCACCACCACCAAAGATCGAACCCAAGCCACCCAGCGCACCAGCCACTTGGCCAAAGCCGCCAGCGTTCTTAAACGCCGACAGCGCGTTGAACATCTGCTGCTTGATGATCATGTTGATGATGTCCTTGATCACCGACTGGGCGAAACCGCTGAAATTCAGCTTGCCGGTCATCACGAATTCGGTCAGAGCATCGGCGCCAGTGTTAAACGCATTGACCAGCGCATCACGCACACGGGCCGCGCGGTTTTCGATCACGTCGGCGATGTCGTTGAAACCTTGCATGGCGCCAGCCATGGGGCTCTGCTGGGCCTTCTTTTGATCTTCTAAGGCCTTGATGCGGCGCTGAGAAAGCCGCTCATATTCGGCGGTGCCTTCCTTGATGCCACGGTTTTCAAGGTCTTGCAGCGCAATTAGTTTCTGCTTCTCCAAATTGTTCAGGCCAATGGCGCGTGTTTCGGCCTCGATCTTCTTGGTCTGCTTGTCAAAATCCAAACCTTCCTTGGCCACGCGCAGCTTTTCGGCAAACGTATCGACCGCGCTGGCTTGCATCAGCAGCTGGATTTTCTGCTTTTCGGTCAGGTCTTTGAACTTGCCAAACTCAATATCAAAACGAATCTGCGCCTCGCGTGCGCTGGTGATTTTGTCCTCATACTCCGTGATGTGCTTGGCTTGGAATTCCAGCTTGGCAGCCTCGCGGCCAAGGCTGTCCATTTCGGTCTTGAACGGGTCGGCCTTCTCGACTTTTGGGGTGACGTCCTTTGACTGGTAGCCCTTGAGCGCGCTGCTGCGCGGTGCCGACGGTGCCGAAGGCTGGCCCATCTGCTGGAATTGCTTTTCCAGCGAGTCGGTGAATGGCGTCACGGTCGCCCAGCGCTTGGCCATGTCCTCATTGGCAGCCGCAACAAACGCGCGGCGCTGGTCAAGTATGCGCCTCAGTTCATCAAGGCCGCCATCCTTGAACATTGCGCCAGGCGCTTTAACGGCCAGCTCCACGGCGGTGGCAATGTCGTTAGCAATCACAGCGAGCGAGCTGCCTAGCTGCGCCACGGCCTTACCGACCAAAGACAAAATATCCATGAACGCGGCGGCAGCGCGTGCAGCCTCCTTAAACACACTGGTCAGCAAACCGTCGTCCGCTAGCCCCTTCACCGCGCCACGCACGCCGTTGGTTTCGGTGTTGGTGTCGACCAGCATTTTGACAAACGCATCAGCCACCGGCAGCACCTGCATGCTGATGACTTTGTACAGCTCACCTTTGGCAGCGCTCAGGCGCTTTAGATTCTTTTCATACTGGTCGGCCTGCTCGGCCTGCTCTTTGGTGGTTTTGCTCACCAAGTCGCCAACGTCCACTAAGTCATTCATGAACGGAATAACTTGCGCGCCGTTCTTGCCAAAGATGTCCATGGCCACAGCGACCTTGCCGGCACCTTCCTCAAAGCCGGCCATGGCGGTGGAAATACGCTTGAACGCCTCGGCGGGGTCAAGCTGGCGCAGCTCCTTGCTGCTCAGGCCGATGGCCTCCAGCGCGTGCGCGGCACCCTTGCTGGCGTCATCGCTGCCAGCCAGCGCCTTGTTCATTTTGATGATGGCCTTCTCGACCTCACCAAAATCGTTATTGGTCAGGTTGGCCGCGCGTGACAGCGCGCCCATGTTCTCAACGGTGGAGCCGGTGCGCTCGGCCACGTCTTTCAGGTTGGCCGCGCTGCTGATGATTTCGTCGAATTTGTCTTTGAGCACCGATAGGCCGACGCCAGCGCCAAGGCCGGCGAGCGCTAAGCCAGCGCCTTTGGCCAAGCCGGTCAGGCTGCCCACCGATTTATTCAGGTTGTCGATGGCCTGCTGGCCTTGAACGCTCGCCGCGATCTTAAATGACGCGCCCAGATCAACTGCCATTTTTATTCCTCTCGCCAATCGCTTGCAGCGCGGCAAACTCCATTACCTGCAACCCATCAAACAATTCGTCGGTGCGCTTGATGCCGGCCATCCGCATACACGCCTCGACGCCTACGTAATCCAGCCCCGTGGGGCCTGCGAAACCGTGCCGCCATTGTGTCTGCACACGCATAAACAGCAGCACCGTTTCCCAATTATCCGGCTCTATTTCAAACTCGACCGATTCCTCTGTCATCGCCTCGACCATTTCGGGCGGGGCACCGCCCCACACATCAAGGTCTGCCAGCGCTTCGTCGTTCTTTACCTTGCCCCCGCGCACCCAGTGCGTGGAGGCCTCAATCAGTTTTTTCGCTTCAACCCCGACAGCGATTCAATCACCGCCGTCACAATCGCGCCCGACACGCCAGGGATATCGAGCAGCTGGGCCAGCGCGCTCTCGCTGAACGGCACATCATTGGTGCCGTCGGTCACGCCCTTCCAGCCGACCATGACCTCGCGCACGAAGTCGGCGTCGGTCATTTCCTCTTTTTCCACGGCCATGCGGATTTCCTTCAAGCGGCTGTCAGCCAAGCGCTTGAAATCGCCGTCAAAGGTTTGCTTTTCGTACAGCCCGCCATTGGTCGGGATGTTGACCGAAACGGGCCAGCTGTAGGAAGCAGTTTGCGTAATTTTGAACATTTATTGCACCGAAACTAAGAATTCGTCATTGCCTTGGCTTGACGGGATGAAGTTAGCGCCCATGCCCACCATGGCCACGCCGTCCATGTCGCTGTATGTAGGCTTGGTCAACTGCACGCGGGCGCTGCCCATGCGTACCTTGTTGCCGGCTGCAGTGCCGTGGGTGATGTCCAATGCGCCAACGGTGGCGTTCTTGGCGGCCGTCCACCAGTCCTTAGCGGCGACTGTTGTGGCCTCGATGGTCACGTTGCCCTGCACAGCGCGGTCGGTAATCAGCACAGCCTCGGAGCCGCCCACCAGCGTGCGGTGCACCACTTGGTTGGCCATGTCCACGCTCAACTCAGACAGCACAGCGGCGTAGCCGTGCAGCGCGAACGGTGTGGTGTTCACGTTGGTCACGGTCAGCGGTGTCTGGAAAGCCGTATAAGCTGGCGTAGGCGCTGCGGTATCGGTCACGGTGTTGTAGAGGCCAGTGAACGTGAATTTATAGACTGGAATATCCTTCGCTTTGAGCGATACGGACACAGTGCCACGGGCGCCGGTCATCTTGTGCAGCACGCCGTCCACGTTCAGGTAGATCGTGACGCTCTCAAAGTTTGAACTGATGGGCGCATAGGCCACATTCGCGTCGATGCTGTAGGTGCTGGTCGCTGTGGGCTGTGTCGTCCAGTTGGTCAACACGGTGGCCACCTTGGTGGTGCCGTTGTAGTCCACGATCATGCTGCTCTGGCCGGAGCCGGTGCCGCCGGTGATGCGGATGGGCATGCCCAAATAAAAGTCATCGACCGCGCTGGAGCCAGCGGCCGCGAGTGTGATGGTGTTGGTGCCGCCAGCCTGTGCGGTGCCAGTCAGGGCTGAGGCCAATGCGTTCTCGGAAAACGCGCAAGCACGCAGCAAAGGCCCGTAGCCTGGGGCCGTGCCCGCAGTACCAGCGCCTGCAATCTCAACCTCAAAGTCGATCATGGCGCGTATGGCAGCAGGCAACTGCTCGCTGCGGCCCAAGTAGGGGCGCACCAGATTGCGGTCAACAAAGTCCGCGTCCTGCGGCGTGACGTTCAGGTTGCGCACCATGATGGCGTTGGCTGCGCCGGTAGGCGTAGGGTCAACACCGTAGGAAGATTCGATTTTTGCGAGGATAACTCGCTTGCGTTGCAGTAATGGCATGGTCGTGGCCCCTTATTAAATCGTCATGTCGGCATAACTATGCCGGAATTTTACAGCGTAATCGTGCGTAAGTCTGCCGCCCGTTTGGTCAGCACTTACAAATTCAAAGCCCGCGCTGTCTAAGCGCGTATCAATCGCCAAGCCGCCCAGCGACGGGTCGGCCATGATCAGTGCATGCGCACTAACGATCACAGCATCAGCCTCAGTGTCGGGCACATCGCCACGGGCCAGCACGGACACATGCACGGTCAGTGTGCGCTCCAGTTGTGGCACCGTTTCAGGGCTTGCGTTCTCAGCGCTCCAGCGGATTTCGAGGCACGGCGTCTCGTCCAGCGTGGACGGCTCAGGGCTGCTGCGGTACACGCGGCCAGCAACGCCAGCTGTGGCGGCCAGTACCTGTGCAAATTTGGCCAGTATCTGCTCGCGCTTGCTTGGCATGTCAGGCCTTGGTCAGCTTCGCTTCTTTAAGCGCGCCATCGTGAATCATTTTGATTGAGCGTATGCGGTAGCGGTTGCCACCGATAAAACCGTAGTCGCCAGCCTTTACAGCGGACAGCTCGCCCGCTTGGTAGGTCATGGCGTATTCGTCGCTCAACATATCGCCGCCCAGTATTTCCTCGGTCGGCATGTCAAAAATGACGGATGCCGAGACCTGAGCGCCCCCCGATGTGGTGAACGTGGCCGCAACCGCGAACTCGTCCACATCAAAAAAAACGCTCATGTCCTCGGCAAACGCCACGATTAAGCCTCGGCAGGTTCGTCGGCAGGCTCGGCCTTGGCCTTGCTCTTGCCCACGGTCTCAGCGGCAGCGCCAACGGCGATCAGGGCCTCGGCGAACTGCTTGGGCAGATCAACCGAGTCACCGACCTCCAGCGCCTTCCCGTCGTGCTCGACGGGGGAATTGATGACTAATTTCATAATTCCCCCAGCCGATTAGGCGACAGCGTTGGTGATCAGGTAGCCAGCGGTTGCAGCAGCGATCACGGGCGCTTCGGAGCGAGACACTGGGAAGAACCAGCTCTTGCTGTTGCGCTCGTAGTAGGGCTGCTCGACCACGGGGTAGCCGTCGAGGTTGTAGGTGTAGCCGTAGGAAGGCGTGCCCATGGAAGCCAGAGGCGAGGTCTCGGTGTAAGCCAAGACCACATCCTTGCCCCAGATGTCGCTGAATGTGCCAGCGTCGGAGGCGAAGATGCCCTCACCCACGATCACTTGGTTCACGCCAAACAATGAGGCCAACAACTCGTTGGTGGCTACGTCGCGGCCGGTGTACTTCATGCGGTCAACAATCACGGGGTGCTGGCGCAGTTTTGACATCACGGCGGGGCCCATCACGCACACGTTAGGACGCTTGCCAGTAGAAGCGCGGATGGCTTCCTTAGCGGTCTCAATGGTGGCGATAGGGTTAGATGTGCCGCTGTAGTCGCTCCACTGGCTGGTGCCAGACAGTGTGGTCTTGTTGCCGGCGCCGTAGTTGCCAGCAGCGCGGGCCAAGTCAGCCTGTGCCTTTTCCAAGCGCAGGTTCATGATGCTCAGCGTCTTGTTAATGGTCAATGTGGCCATATCGATGCTGAAACCGTTTTCGCCAGCGGTGGCTTCCTGCTGGATTTCGATGGGCAACTGGCCCTCGAGCGAGTAGTCCACCAAGCCGAAGGTGCCGGAGCTGTAGCCGTAGGCGACGCGCTTGGTGTTCTCACCGGGGGCGCGGGCCGAGCTGTACAGCATGAAGTCTTCTTTGCCGAAGGTGATGATGTTGCCAGCGCGCATGCCCACGGGGATGCGGGGGAACAACATATCGCCCACTAGGTCGAGCTGTTTGAAGCCCTGTGCAATCTGGGTCAGGACGGGGTTAATTACCCGCGCTTGTGAAAGTGTAAGCTGTGGCATTTTTTAGAACTCCTGAAATTAGTTAGGGATGATCAACACTTCGATCTGGTCGCCGTCAGCGGCGGCAGCAGTCAAAGCGCGGCCAATGGAAACACCAGCCGACCTAGTGACGACTTTGGTCACGGTCGTGCCAACTTCCACCAAAGCACCGGCGGTAATAGCGGCACCAGCGATGGCCACGGATGTGCCCAAAACGGTGACGGGCACGCGCTCGCCGTTAGCCACTGCGATGCGGGCAAAGCCCACAGCGTTACCAGCGGCGGTTGCGGCAGCACCAGCGGCTGTCACGGGTTGAAATTGTGCGAGTGCTGCGGAGGCGGTAAGGCCCACTGTGAGCATGTCAATACCTGAAGCTGCCATGATTAGATTCCCTTCTGAACTGCTTTAATTGCTGAAATGTAGTCGGTGCCAGGATTTGCGGCCATGTAATCACGGGCTGCTTTATCCATGGCGCTGGCGTTGTTTACAACGTCAGGTTTAGCCTGAGCCTCGGCGCCTTTGTCTGCCTCTACAGCAGCTTGGGCAACGGGTGCGGGCGCATCGCTTGCGCGTGCGTTAGCCACGCCTTGTAGCTTGGTGCGCTCGGCTGCAACGATCTGGAGTGCTGCCTCGGCTCCGGTGGTCTTACCATCGAAGGCCAATGCCTCAATCAAATCCTCGTGGCCTGGCAAACCGGAGGCGCGCACGGCCTGAATGCGGTCGCGCTCGCCAGCGGCACCCTCAGCGCGGATGAACGCCGCAGCCTCTGGGTTTTCAGCGGCAAACTGCGCCGCCAATTCTGATGCTGACATTTGTGTCCCTTTCGGAATATCTGAAAAAATAACGGGCTCTCGCTCGTCGCTTGCATCCGCACCAGCCGAGGCACTACCGGCCACCTTTGAGGCGGAAGCGGAGGCAGACGCGAATACCGCCTTGCGACGGGTGGCGAACTGCTCCGGGTTACTGGCCAACCGCTCCACCATCGCGTCCACAGTGGCAACACCGTCCACTAAGCCCGCGTCGATGGCCTGCTGGCCAATAAATAGGCGGCCGTCGGCCATGTTCTCCAGCACAGCGTCCACCTTGACGCGGCGGTTTTGGGCAACGGTCTCAACGAATACAGAGTACAGAAAATCCACCTGCGACTGAATGTAGGCCTTGCCCTCGGCACTCAGCGGTGCGTTATCGCTGGCCATGCGCTTGAATTTGCCAGCGGTGATCTCGGTGGTCTGCGCGTTAGCCGCTTTGGGGTCATACTGGTGCGTGGCCACCACGCCAATCGAGCCCACGTAATCGGTGAGGCCGCTGATATATACCGCGTTGGCAGCGCTGCCGACCCAGTAGCCAGCCGATGCCATAGTGCCAGTGCTTACCGATACTGTCGGCTTCTCAGCGCTCAGGGCGCGGATGCTTTCGGCCAGCGCTGGGATGCCCAGCACGTTGCCGCCAGGCGTGTCCATATCCAACACCGCCGAGCGCACGCGGGGGTCTGAGCGCATGCTCTCGACCTGCTTTTGCAGTAGCTGCGCCGATGCACCGCCGGATACGCGGGTCATCAGGTTGGCTTTATTCGCAATCACGCCGCTGACGGACAGCACCGCCACGCCGCCTTCGCGCACTTGGTATTCTTGCTGGTCATTGGCCAACGGGCGGCCCAGTTTGGCCTCGATGGCTGCAATGTCGATTTTTTCGCCACGGAAGTGGGCGGCATACACCGCCTGAATCTCCAGTAACTTTTCGGGCATAACTGCCCACGGGGAGGTGAGAAAATCAATTAGCTGCATGGCTGGATTGTAACGCGGTTTCAAGTCTCAATTCTTGCGGCCGCCGTGACTTTACAGCAGCAGCAGGATTTCCTCGCGCTCGCGCTTCTTGCGCTTGGCAGTAAGTACCTGCTCCAGCGTGACCTGCGCGCTCGGCCCGCCACCGGTAGGCGCGGCAAATATGCGGCGCAGGATGGGCGACTCGTTGCCGTCCAGCATGATGCCGAACGCCTGCACGCTAAACGCGGCCGCACCGGATATATCCACCGGCCCAGTGTCTGCAGCGGTCAGCTCGCCGATGGCGACAATCGGCGGCAGGGCTGCAACGCCGTCCGCATAAAGCGCACCCACGGCTTGGGCAACGGCGGTGAGCGTAAAACCACCCACCCCATACATCGCGCCGTCGGGTTGGCCCTCAACCGGCCCCCACGCGCTGCCCCAAGCGCTGCCCCAGCTGCTACCCCATGCGGACATCTAAGGCCCCCACGGGTCAGCCTGCGAGCCCGAACCGCGCACCTGCTGGCCGATGATTTTCTGCACATCCACCCACAGCGGCGTGTTTTTACTGGCCGCGATGATGGCCGCCGCAATGCTCTCTGGCGTCATCGCGCCGCCGTTCAGCGTGCTGCCCTCCATTTTTCCGATGGCGTAGCTGGTAACGCCAGCGGTCACGCTGTAGGCGCCGGACGCTGAAACCCAGCCGAGCGCACCGATCTGCGGGGTGTTTGTAGCAAACGCGATGCTCGCGGAGCCCAAACCGTTGAGCGTGGCCAAAGCCGTGCCGGCAGCATCAAACGCAAACGCGGCCGAGCCGTACCCGCTGCTGATGAGCTGGCCACTTGCCAGTGCGAATTCGATAATCAAGCCGCCTGAGCCCGCAATGTTGACGCCCATGGCGCCCGAGCCGGCCGCTGTAACGCTGCCAAGCGTTGCGCCAATGGACGCCATAGCGCCGACGCCTTGGGGCAACATCCAAGCGACGCCGGCGTATGTGCCCTCCGGCAGCGAGTACAGTTTCAGGCTGGTGGTGGCTTTGTCCTGATAAAAACGGTTCCGCACCGAGCCGTTTTTGCCGAAGTTAGAACGAAGCTGCGGCTCCACCGACGCGGTGCTACCGCCGAAAAACCTCAGCGGCAGCTTGTGCAGTACGCTTCCGTTACCGTGCAGCACATCAAGCCCATGCGGTGTCGATGTGCCCCATGAACGAACTGTTCACCGGCGTCGCTGCACCGGCATACATAGCCCAATGCAGGCACGCGCCGTCGTAAATCCTAGGCATGGACGGCAGCATGTTCACAAAATCACGCTCGGAAGCCACGCCCACAGTGGTAATCGGCATGTAGGCAAGCGGCTTGCAGATCACCAAATTCATTACGCCGGAGGTCATGGTGGCGCTGAAATTGATGCTTTGAACGGACTTAATGCCGGCGTCGCCAGCCATCATGGGCAGGAATGGGCCGTACTTACCGACGCCTGTGCCAGCGTAGGCGATGGAGCCGACGGGGGCCGTGGTGTTGATAACCGGCAGCGATGGGGCGGCAGGCGTCAATCGGCCAGCCACCGAGGCGGAATTGGTGTAGCTTAGCTGGACTGTCGGCGAGCCAGCGCCCATAACAACGGACGGCACTAAAAACGCGCGAACGCCACTTCCGTCGGCATACCGTGCCCATGCGGCTTGGCCGGTAAAAGACTGCGCGCCCGTCGTGGTCACGCTGGTGATCGTGTAGCAGGCCAGCATGTCGTACAGCATCATGATGGCCGGCGCGGTGGTGGTTGCCGAGCTGAACGCGGACGCATTCAGCAGGTGCTTATTGAGCGCTCCAACGTCGCCGCCGTGCGGCAACCCGCCAGCCACAGCGGTGCCGGTGATCGTTTGCGATGTCACGGTCTGGCTAATGTTCACGTTGTACGTGCCGCCAGCGTTGGCGCCTGTACCAGTGCCCAGCGATGTGATGTAGGTGCCGGCCACCACGCCGGTGCCGGACAGCGCCATGCCGACCGTGAACCGGCCGCTGCCGTGCGTTGTATCGGTAAACACCGTGCCCGCAATCGAGCCACCCAAAGCGCCAGACGCGGCGGTGATGCTGGTGGTTTCGGTAATGGCTTGGTGCGCCAAATTGGCAGAGCTTCCGATGATGCTATTCATCATCGGGTTACCGGCGCCAGTGGATAGGTCATACCATTGGCCGGCAACCTGCGCGGTCGTGGGCAGCGCGTTTTTATTCCAGTCGCTGCGGTAAGTTTGACCAGCGGACAGCGCCGCGATCAGTGAATCCATTGAGTTTATGGGCATATCAATTCCAAGTAGTGTTTATCCATCCGGTTATATTCGCGCCCGCCAGCGACCCGTTTGGGCAGCAAATCAAACCTAAATATGCGTCGTCCTCAATAATGGGCAGGTCTGCATAATCCGTCACCGGTGTGCGCTCAATAGGCGCATCAATACCGCGCACCGATATGTTCTCAATCGGCTCAACGATGACCAGTGAAATTAGGCCCACATCAGGCGTCATGAACGTGATGCCGTCGATTGATCTTACCCCAGTATCGCCGGCTTGCAGCGGTATAAACGGGCCAGTTGCGGCGCGCGCTGGGTCTGTCGGCTGCGACGTGATGAGCGTGCCGTTGGAAAGCTGCGTATTGCACGCCACCAGTGGGGTGGTGCGGCCTGAAACGCCGGCGCTGTTGGTGTATGTGATGTTGAACCGTGGGTTGCCCGCGCCCGTTTGACCGGCCACTTCCACCGCCATGATCTGCAGCCCCTTGCCGTCCTTGAGGCGAGGCAATGTGGCTGCCGTTGTGAGTGGCTGGTAGTCGGTGACCGACATATCAATAAACGGGTAATACAGCAGGTAATCACACAAAATCATCTGCATCGGCGCAGCCGCAGCCGTCGGCGTCATCACGCCAAACGTGCGCAGGTACTTGCGCATGCCAGAGCCCGCCACATTGGTGCCGTGCGGAATACCGCCGTCCGTTGACTGGCTCAGGGCCACCGAAATATTCGGGGCTGCCGCATAGTATTGCGGCACGGGGTTGCCTGGCGACATCGACAAATCGAACCAAATGCCCGCCGCCGTGCTTTGCGTTGGGGCCTTACGCCACGCAGAAAAGAATGTCTGACCGCCGTTTTCGGCGTCAACCAGATCGCGGACGTTGCGGAGCATTGGTTAAGAGCGTTAATCGGCCGCAATTTGGAGCGAGTTAGCCGAAAACTGAGGCTGGATACCTGAGCTTACGTTCAACGTGCTCGACAGCGCACCCGAAATCATCATGGCCACCGCACCGCTGGCCGTATCGACCACCGCGAAGTGACTGATGGCGTTGGTGCCGGCTGTGCACTGCCCGAACTGAATCAGCGCCGCATTCGTAAACGTGCTGCCGCCGTCCGTCCATGCGTTAGCCTTGGTCAGGGCCACGCGCGCGTAACCGGTATAGTTCGCCTCGGCTGCCAGCGATGCGGCCTCGCCTGGGTCGGCAGTAAACAGCGCCAGATATTGCTGCGCGCCAGCTCTAAATGGCAGGTCAGTGCCTTGTAAAAGTGCTTTGAGAACTGCGTTCTCGGTGTTGTTCGATAAAGACATATCAACCTTTCAAATCGTACTCCGTAACCGTTGCGACAATATCGTCATTTGCATCGCGCTCTACGCGTTGCACCGCCCTCGTGGGGTGCTGCACCACCACCTGCGCGGGCGGCAAATTCGCCTCCACCGACACGTTGGGGGCCTCAACCGATACGCTCGGCGCGGCCACATGCACCACTGGCGCGGCCTGCTCGGGCATTACCGCCTCCACCGTCACGCTTGGGGCAGCCACGTTCACCGATGGCGATGCCACCGACACGTTGGTCGGCGGTTGGTTGATTGTAATCGGTGCGCTAATGGTCACATTGGGCGGTTGTACGGTCGCCACACGCTCCAGCGCATGCACGCGGCCAGCCAGTGCCATCATGCCGCCCTGCTCGCTGATCTGCTCGTCCTCAGCCCCATCGTCCTGCGCTGGGCCACCCTGCTGGGGCTGGCCACCCCCCATGGGGGCAGCGGCGCCGGGCTGCGGCTGCGTTACGGGTGCCACCAAACCGGCCTCCTCGCGCTCGTGGCGCTCCACGACCTGCTGGCGGTGCTTCTCGTCCCAGTTGCCGCCGTCGTAGCTCAAGATTTCCTCGGCCAGCGTGGTCAGGCCAATCTCCATGCGCTTGCCAGCGGCCTCGGCTTCCTTCATGGGGTCGATAGCACCCGGCCCGTCGCCGTTCCAGCTCGCGCCAGACCATGCGCGGCGGATGGCAGCGTCGGCAAAGAAGCCCGGCGCCTGTATGCGCCCAGAGGCCACCGCATCGGCCAGCCATTCGGAATAGACCACTTGGCAGAACGACGACGCCAGCCATGTGCGGCGGATTTTGAACGTCCGCCAAGCATCAAGCAGCGCAGCACGCGCGGCGCTGTAGCTCGACTGGAAGTGCTTGCTCAAAACCTCATACGGCACGTTCAGGCCGATGCCGACCTGCTTCATGATGGCGGTGACAAACGGGTCAAAATTCGGGTTCGGGCGGCTCGCGTCGGCGGTCTGGATTTCCTCGCCGGGCAGCAGGTTCACGGCCGCACCCGGCTGCAGCGTCCCGTCCCAGCGCTTGGCGTTGTTCGTAATCGCCGCCTGCGCGCTATCGTCGAATAAATCCTGAAACGCGTCGGGCTGCATTTTCACAAACACGCTAAACGCACCGGCCACCACAGCGGCGGCGATCTCGGCCTCGGTATAGCGGCCCAACTGCTTCAGCGGCTCGATCACGGGCGCCAGCTCAGGCACGCCGCGCGTCTGGCCTGGCCGTTTTTTGCGGAACAACTGGATGATGTTCACCCGACCCGACTGCCCACGCACGGGGATTCGCGTCCACTTCACATCCTTCACCGCGCCCCATTGCTGCGGGTGGCGGTCGCTTACCCAGACGGCCAGCGGGCGGCCGTCCTCGGTTTTCTCAATACCCTGCACCATCGTGCGGGTGTCTGCGCTGTTGTCCTTGTTGCTGATGCGGTCGGCCTCGATCACCTGCAGCGCCATGGCGTGCGGCCAATCGGGGCGCTTGATCTGCGTCATCAGGATAAAGCTGTCACCACTCTCCAAGCTGGAGCGGAAGGCCAAGTCCTGAATCTCATAAAAATTCTGCTGCTCATACGCGTCGCAGTAGGTGCTCTCGGCCCACATGCGGAACTCGCGCTCGACGTTGCTCTGCCATTCCTCGGCCGCGTCAGGCTCTAGGCCCAAATAATCAGCGTCCACATGCGACTGCATGCTCAGGCCCGTGCCGACCACGTTGGTCACCACGGTTTCAATCGCGCCAGCCGCAATCGGGCTATTGCGCACTAGGTCACGCGAGCGCGCGATCAATTCGCGGCGGTCGGTGACGATGTTGGTGTCGGCGTCGCCGGAGCCGGGCTGCCACATACTCAAACGGTCAGAATATTGGCCGCCTTGATAACCGCCACCGCCAGTCAGAGCCATGGCGGTGCGTGCTTTGTGGCGCTTGAATGCGGTTTCGGGTGAAAAATACCCGATGGCGCGGTCAATCAGCGTCGATGGAATCTTTTGTTTGGCCATGATTTAGTGGTTCACCAGCCGGGGCGGACAGAAACGGCACGGCTGCGACCCGACGCGCTATTGCTCAACGCCTGCACGCGGTCATTCCATAGGCTTATGCCCGCCTGTACCTCGGCCAAATTGGCCCTGCGCAGCTCGCGCTCGCCAATACGGTACGACTGCCCCGTCAAAATAGCGGTTTCAGCCGCTAAGTATTTGTCGAGCTGTGCTTGGGCCTGAGCCAGTGTGATGCCTGCCATGTGCGGATTTTACGGTCTTTTTGGTCTCAATTACCTGCCGGAATTGGCTTTTTTTGCGATAGGTGCCGGTATAAAGTCGCTCGGCTTACCCCAAGCTCCTGCGCAATCACCCGCACCGGCTTGCCGCGCCGCAGCTCTTGGTCGATGGACGCCAGCGTGATGGGGGCGCGGGGCAAAATCCTCACGCTCTGCCCGCCGTAAGTATTGCGCACCGCATTGGCCAGCTTTTGCGCCGCCACGGGGTCAACGCCGGCCACTTCGCGGGCTAGGGCCGCAATTTCCGCAACAATATCTGATTTCATAGCTACCCCCTGCGCCAGCCGTCCAAGGATAGCCGGCCCACTGGCGCGACGGGCACCGGCATTTGCTCAATTTCGGCCTCAACTGGCGCTGATTCTGCCAGCTTTTCGGCGGTTTTTTCGATGCGGGCGCGCATCTGGGGCCAGAAACTCTGTCGATTGTGGCGCGTATAAATGTATTGAAGCGCCGCAAGCGCCATGCCCTCACAGTCCAAAACCTCGTTGCGGGCGCTGTCGGCCTTGACCCAAACTCTTTTGGGGAAGCCGTTTAGCATGCGAACGATCTGTTTTTCAGCCGTAAGTTGTTGCCAATACTCGGCGGGCAGGCCCATCGGCCAGTGAAATGTCCCAGGCCCCGCCTCCGTATTTTTCAACCGCTGGTAGATCGTGCTCTTGGCCGTATCTGAACCGTATGGCCACAGCTCCACTCCGTTCTTGATCGTTTGCTTGCGGATGTTGATGTCCTGCTTGGTCGGCTTACCCAGCACGGGCTTTCCAGCTTGGCTCATACCCTTGACCGCAAGTATGTGCCGGTGCCTGTTCTGCCGCGCGAACGCATACACCGCGTGCGTTGTTTCGCCGTCGCCCGAGTCAACCGCCGCCGCGTAGGTGCGCACGATGGCGCCCGATTCGTGCTGGAACTCCATGTCGAGCACGTTTAGCACCTGAGCCCACAGCTCCGGCCGCTGCGGGTCGCCGTGCACCACCGCGTAATTTACCAGCCACGACTGCTCGCCCTCGCCGTAGGCGCGCTGGATAATTTCAACACGGTCACGCTGCACGTCACAGCCGGCGACCACCACCAGCCCAGCAGCGGGCACGGTCAGCAGCTCGTAACCACCCGACCGCTTGGCCAGCCCCTCCGCGTCCAGCCGCGCGCTGTACGCTTCCTCGAACGGCTCCCCCAGCGTGGTGTTCACAAACGTCTTAAGCAGCGCGGGGTCTTTGCTGGCGTCCTCAAATTCCTGCAGGATTTCAACCCACGCCTTCCAGCCGGCGGGTGAGTACAGCGAATTTATGTGGTAGCCCTTGGTGATGCCGTCTCCGACAGCGGTCGAGCGCCACTCGCCACCCCGCAGCATCGCCGTCTTGTGCCGCTCCTCGATGTAGCTGCCGCATTCCTCGCAAATGTAGGCCGCTTTGGTCTTGCCATCGTCGGCCCAGACCAGTCGGTACTCCTTGGCACGGCCGCCCGTGGCGTCGTTATCGTACCCGCGCCAGCGCAGCCATTGCATGTGGCCGCAGTGTGGGCACGGCACGAAGTAGCGCCGCTTATCGCTGCGCTCGTATTCGATGGATATGCGGCTGGTGTCCGCCAGCGTGGGGGTGCTTACTAGAAAAATCTTGCGGCGCGCGAATGTCGTGGTGCGTTTCTCAGCCAGCGCCAGCGGAGAGCCCTCGCCCTCCACGTCCAGCGGCCACGCGTCCAACTCGTCACAAAACAACGTCTTGATCGGCATGCTCCGAAGCCCCGCCGCGCTGTTGGCGCCGGTAAGCATGAGCACGCCGCCCCTGAATTCCTTGGTGAGCAGCGAATTGCCGCTGTCCCTGCTGCGGGCTGGGGCAATCAGCTCCTTGAGCACGGGGCTTTCCTCGATCATGGGGGCAATACGTTGCTTCGATGCCTTCTCGGCGATCTCCACGGTTGGCATGACGTACAGAACGGGGCCAGGTGAATGGTGCACGATGTAACCCAGCCAGCAGTTCCCGACCTCGGTGCCGCCAATCTGGGCCGATTTCATGAAAACAACGCGCTGGGTCGGGTCATTTGAACTCAGAACGGTCATGATTTCGCGCAGGTATGGCGTGCGATCTGTGCGCCATTTGCCTGGCTCGGCCGACGCTTTGCTCGATAAATACCGGTGTTCGTCGGCCCATTCCCACACCGTAAGGTCGCGGTCAGGCTTTAATCCCTCATAAAACGCGGCTTCGTAGGCGTCCATCAGGCTGCAATTTGGTCGTTACTCT